CTAAGTCGGGATTATATTCTTTGTTTATTCCTATGGAATGGAATTACGAGGGATTCATTGATGAATTCGGACGACCTGTATTCAGTAATCCTAAACAACCAGCATTTGATCCGCACGGAGTAGAGATAGATTATGGAGTTGTAGATCACTGGAACAATGAAGCTGAAGGACTAAAAGATGATCAAGATGCTTTAAATGAATTTTATCGTCAGTTTCCTAGAACAGAAGAACACGCGTTTAGAGATGAAACTGGTAATAGTTTATTTAACTTAGTTAAAATATATGAACAGATAGATTATAACGAAGGAAACAAAAACTCATCTGTATTGACGCCTGGAAACTTTCAATGGACGAATGGTGTTAAAGATACTCAAGTCACATTTAATCCAAGTCCTAATGGGAGGTTTAAAATAAGTTGGGTACCAGGACAAAAATTACAAAACAACGTTATATTAAAAAATGGCGTAAAATATCCAGGTAATGAACACATAGGAGCATTTGGTTGTGATTCATACGATATATCTGGAACAGTAGATAGTAGAGGATCGAAAGGAGCTTTACATGGACTAACCAAGTTCTCAATGGAAGATGCTCCAGCTAATACATTCTTTTTAGAATATATAGCTAGACCTCAAACAGCTGATATATTTTTTGAAGATATATTAATGGCACTAGTATTTTATGGAATGCCAATATTAGCAGAGAATAACAAACCTAGATTGTTGTACTATTTACGAAGAAGAGGGTACAGAGGTTTTAGTATGAATAGACCAGATAAAGTTTGGAACAAACTATCTGTTGCAGAAAAGGAAGTTGGTGGTATACCCAACTCGAGTGAAGATATAAAACAAGCTCATGCCGCTGCGATAGAAATGTACATCAATGACCATGTTGGATTATTGGAAGATGGTACATATGGAACAATGTATTTTAACGACACACTTAACGATTGGTCTAAGTTTGATATAACTAAAAGAACAAAGCATGATGCTTCTATAAGCTCTGGGTTAGCTATAATGGCTTGTAACAGACATTTATATAGACCAAACCCAGATAGAGAAAAGACACCATTAAACCTAACTATATCGAAATATAATAATAAAGGATTTACATCACAAATAATAAAACAAAAGGTATGATAGAGTCTATCAGAAATTTTCCATCTCAAGCTGTTAGTGATCAAGAAAAAATGTCAAGTGAGTATGGCCTGCAAGTTGCAAGAGCTATAAGACATGAATGGTTTTCGGAATCTACAAATAAGTTTAGAGGTAATATAAATGAATTTCATAAATTAAGATTGTACGCTAGAGGCGAGCAATCGATACAAAAATACAAGAATGAATTATCTATAAACGGTGATTTGTCTTATCTTAATTTAGATTGGAAACCTGTTCCAATAATACCTAAGTTTGTTGATATAGTGGTTAATGGAATGGCTCAAAGAGATTTTCAAATAAATTGTTTTTCTCAAGATCAATTTGGAGTAGCTAAGCGAACAGAATACATGGAGTCTATAATAAGAGACATGAAATCAAAAGAGTTTAATGATTTAGCTTCAGAAACATTTAACTTAGATTTATATGAAAATCCTAAAGAAACTTTGCCCGAAACAGAAGATGAACTAGCTTTACACATGCAGTTAGGGTATAAGCAGTCTGTTGAATTAGCAGAAGAACAAGCTTTAAATGTTTTATTAGAGGGATGTGATTATGATTTAACTAGAAGAAGATGTTTATACGATTTAACAACAATAGGTATAGCTGCTACAAAAACTACATTTGATTGGAGTGATGGCGCTAGAGTTCAATATGTTGATCCAGCTGATCTAGTTTACTCTTATTCAGAATCTCCATATTTTGACGATTTATACTACATTGGTGAAACAAAGGAGATACCGATAAACGAGTTGGTAAAAGAGTTTCCTGAGTTAACAGAGGCTGAAATTGAAGAAATAAACAAAGTATCTGGAGATCCACTAGTATACAAAACAAATAGCGATAAAAATAAAATCCACATTTTATACTTTAATTTTAAGACGCATTCAAATAATGTTTATAAGATTAAAAAATTAGGTAGTGGAGCAGAAAGAGTTATTGAGAAGAATGATCAATTTAACCCACCTGAAGGTAAAGAAGGAGAATTTGGTAAATTAGAAAGAGTAATTGAATGCCTGTATGAAGGTGTTTACGTATTGGGATGTGATAAACTATTAAGATGGAGAATGGCTCCTAACATGATGAGAAGTCAATCAAATTTCAGTAGAGTTAAAATGAGTTATCAGGTGGTGGCTCCTAGAATGTATAAAGGTAAAATCGAATCACTAGTTGGTAGAATAACAGGTTTTGCTGATATGATTCAGTTAACTCACTTAAAGTTACAACAGGTGATGGCACGTATGGTACCAGATGGTGTATACTTAGATGCTGATGGCTTAGCTGAAATTGATTTAGGTAATGGAACAAACTATAATCCACAGGAAGCTTTAAATATGTTCTTCCAAACTGGTAGTGTTATTGGTAGAAGCTTTACATCAGAGGGAGATATGAATCCTGGTAAAGTGCCAATTCAACAAATACAAAATGGAGCTGGTGGTAATAAAATACAAAGTTTAATCACAGCGTATAATTATTATTTACAGATGATAAGAGATACGACTGGATTAAACGAAGCTAGAGATGCTACAACTCCTGATAAACATGCATTAGTTGGTGTTCAAAAATTAGCTGCTGCTAATTCTAACACGGCAACTAGACATATTTTACAATCAATGATGTATATTACAGCTAAATCCGTAGAGTGTCTTTCACTAAGAATAGCTGATATAGTAGAATATTCGCCAACTAAAGACGCTTTTATTCAAGCTATTGGTGCTCATAATGTAGCTACATTAGAGGAAATGAAAAACTTACATCTTTATGATTTCGGTATATTCATAGAATTGCTACCAGACGAAGAAGAAAAAGCAATATTAGAACAAAACATTCAAGTTGCACTATCTCAACAGGCTATTGATTTAGACGATGCTATTGATCTTCGTGAGATTAGGAATATAAAGTTAGCTAATCAAATGCTTAAGGTCAAGAGAAAAAAGAAAATGGAAAGAGATCAGCAAATGCAACAGCAAAATATACAGGCTCAATCTCAAGCTAATCAACAAGCACAGATGGCATCAGCACAAGCAGAGGTTCAAAAGAATCAAGCAAAAGCACAATCAGATGCACAGTTAGAAGAAACTAAAAATAATTTAAAGATACAGTATCTACAACACGAGGTTGCTTCTAAAAAAGAGTTAATGCAGTTAGAGTTTCAATTAAATTCTCAATTAAAAGGTGTGGAAAGAGAAGCATCGGCGCTTATGGAAAATCAAAGAGAGAATAGAAGAGACAAGAGAGTTGATCAACAAGCGGCACATCAGAAAGATATGATTGATCAAAGAAAACAGGGTGATAACAATAAAAAATTCGAATCATCAGGTAATGATATACTTACGGGAGGAGCGGGAATTGACAAGTTTGCCCCTCTTTAATATTTAATATTTTATAAAATTTTATTATGGCAAAAAAAGAAAAGAAAGTAGAAGAGACTACTGAAAAAATTGAAACCAAAGAAAGACAAACCGAAGACAAAAACGTCACAAAGGTTAACATGAAAAAACCTAAAAAAGACGACATTGCTAAGGTTGATTTATCTAAACCACCTACATCTAAGGACGAAAAGGTTGAAAAAGAACCCGTTGAAGAGAAAGAGGTGGTCGTAGTTAATCCAGAACCCGAGGTTGAACAGGAGGAGGAAATTGTTGAAGAAAAGCAACAAGAAGAAACACCTGTAATACAAGAGGTCACAGAAGAAGAAGTAAAGCAAGTTGAAGAAGAAATGGTGGAAGCCATTGCGGAAGCGCAAGCAACTGGAAAACCACTACCAGAGCAAGTTGAAAAACTTATAAACTTCATGGAAGAAACTGGTGGTGATTTAAATGACTACGTAAACTTAAACAGAGATGTTGAAAAAATGGACGACTCTGACATATTAGATGAGTATTATCGATCTACTAAATCTCATTTATCACCAGAAGAAAGATCTTTTTTACTAGAAGATTCTTTTGGTTATGATGAAGAAGTTGATGATACTAAAGAAATACGAAAAAAGAAAATAGCCCTTAAAGAGCAAGTTGCCGAGGCTAGAGCCCACTTAGACAGGCAAAAGTCTAAATACTATGAAGATATCAAGGCTGGGTCAAAGTTGACCGAAGAACAACAAAAAGCTATTGATTTCTTTAATAGGTACAACAAGGAATCTGAGGAACAGAAAAAATTATCCAAAAAGACTCAAGAAGCATTTTTAAAGAAAACTGATAGTGTTTTTAACAAGAATTTCAAAGGTTTTGATTATGAAGTTGGAGACAAGAAATTTAGGTTTAACGTTAAAGATGTTGATAAGGTAAAGACGACTCAAAGTGATCTTAATAATTTCGTCAACAAGTTTGTTGGTGAAAGTTCAAATATTGAGGATGCTGCAGGTTATCATAAATCTTTATTCACAGCTATGAATGCTGATGCTATTGCTAAACATTTTTATGAACAAGGAAGAGCTGATGCAATAAAAAATCAAGTTGCTAAAGATAAAAATATCGATATGTCGCCGCGACAATCTCATGGAGAAGTTGAAAGCGGTGGTATTAAAGTTAGAGCTTTGGGTGAATCTGCTAATGATTTCAAATTTAAAATTAAACGAAAAAAATAACTTTAAAATAAATATATTATGGCAATTACTAATGGACCTAATTTGAATAGCGTGCCAGCTCCACAGCAGCAAACGCTTTCTACAAATTATGTCGACTTTACGAGCTCGGATACTGAGGGTTGGGCTCAACAATACCTGCCTGACTTAATGGAAAAGGAAGCTGAAGTATTCGGTCAACGAACAATTTCAGGTTTCTTAAATAAAGTTGGTGCGGAAGAGGCTATGCAATCAGATAGAGTTGTGTGGTCTGAGCAATCAAGATTACATATATCACTAAAAGGTACTATTGATATGAATGGTAACGTTTCATCATCAGGTGCGAAAGGATCATTTGAGGTTACGTCTGACATTGATGGTAACGTTGCGATTGATGGTTTTACACTAGCTAATCACGGTGTTAGAAATCACGATATCGTTTTACTAGCGTCAGCTGGTAAAGTATCGAGATGTATGGTTGTAGCTATCGATGGTGTTAATATAGGTTTAAGAGCTTATGATGAAGACGTTTTAACTGGTCACGTGGAAACAGCGTCAGCTGCGACATTATTAGTTATTGGTTCTGAATTCAAAAAGGGTGACAACTACGATGGTATATCTCACAGAGGTATGACAGCGGGTGACTCTGATAGTGCAGCTAATGAACCAGCATTCAAAACATTTACTAATAAACCAATTATAATGAAAGACTTCTATTCTGTATCAGGATCTGATACATCTAGAGTTGGTTGGGTTGAAGTAACAAGTGAAGAAGGTCAATCTGGTTATCTTTGGTATTTAAAAGCTGAAGCTGATACTAGAGCTAGATTCAATGATTACTTAGAAATGACAATGCTTGAAGCTGTTAAGGGTTCTAATTCTACTAATGTAGATGGTGAACTAGGTTTTGGAACTGAGGCAGATGCTGGTACTGAAGGTTTATTTGCTGCTATCGAAGATAGAGGTAATGTTACTTCAGGTGTAACTGGTACTAACGCTGCTACTGATTTAGCTGAATTTGATGCTATATTAGCTGAGTTTGATTCTCAAGGAGCTATTGAAGAGTACATGATGTTTGTAAATAGAGCTACAAGCTTAGCTATAGACGACATGTTAGCTTCAATGAATTCTTACGGAGCTGGAGGTACTTCTTACGGAGTGTTTGACAACTCTGAGGATATGGCGTTAAATTTAGGTTTCTCAGGATTCAGAAGAGGTTCTTATGACTTCTACAAATCTGACTTCAGATACTTAAATGACAAAGCTACAAGAGGAGGTATAAACTCTGCTGCTACTAGCGCTGCTATTAGAGGTGTTATGGTACCAGCTGGTACTTCTACTGTGTATGATCAATCTATGGGTAAAAACCTTAAGAGACCATTCTTACACGTTAGATATAGAGCTTCTAAAACTGACAATAGAAAAATGAAAACTTGGACTACTGGTTCAGTTGGAGCTGCTACATCAGCACTTGATGCAATGGAAATTCACATGTTATCAGAAAGATGTTTAATCACTCAAGGTGCAAACAACTTTATGTTAATGAAGTAAATTGACTAGGATTAGGGGAGCGCAAGTCGCTCCTCTTATCTTTATTTATTAATTATATTATATATTATATTATGGCAAAGAAAAAGAAAGAAACTATAGAAGAACCTATGGTTGAAGAAACAATGGTTGTAGAAGAACAACCAAAACCTGTTGTTAAAAAGCAGGAACCACAAAAACCTAAGTGGGAGATGAAAGATAGAGTTTATTATTTAAAAAATAAAATGAGACCTTTATCTTATTCAGTAAAATCTGCAAATATTTATTATTTTGACGAAGAAAAGGGTTATGAAAGAGAGATGAAGTATTGTCAAAATCAAAAAACACCATTTGTAGATGAAATGAAAGGTGATCAAAGAATGGAACACATCGTGTTTAGAAATGGAGCTCTCCATGTTACTAGGAATCAACAAACTTTACAGAAATTACTATCACTATATCATCCAGATAAAGATAAACTATTCTATGAGTATAAACCAGTTAAAATAGCTGAAAATCAATTAGATTGGTTAGAATTTGAGGTAGAGGCGTTGAGTGTAGCTAGAGATATGGACATTGACATGGCAGAAGCTATAATGAGAGTAGAAAATGGATCTAGTGTTTCTAATTTGGATTCTAAGGAACTTAGAAGAGATTTATTACTATTTGCTAGGAAAAATCCAGAATTATTCTTAGAATTAGCCTCTGATGATAATGTGCAACTTAGAAACTTTGGTATAAAAGCTGTTGAGTCCGGAATACTATCGTTGTCTAATGATCAAAGATACTTTACATGGACGTCTAATAATAGAAAAATCATGACAATACCATTTGATGAGCATCCATATTCAGCATTAGCTGCTTGGTTTAAAACTGATGAAGGTATGGAAATATATTCAAATATAGAAAAAAGATTAAAATAATATCTTTTAACTAGTAAAGATAGCCACCCGAAAGGAGTGGCTATTTTTATTTAGATGCTAACCTTTCTCGTTATTATGTAACTATAATAAAGTAAAATATACTTATAAAAAAATAAAGAAATGGTTAATATAGATGACGTATATCAAAAGGTCTTAGTTCTAGCTAATAAGGAGCAGAGAGGTTATATAACACCTCAAGAATTTAATTTGCTAGCTGACAAGGCTCAATTGGATATATTTGATAGTTATTTTCATGATATAAAAACAGCTCAACATAAACCTTTTAAAAATCAGATGGAAGGATCTGATGACGTGGAAATGTTAGAAGAAAAGAGAGCTCACTTTAGAGAATCAAGAACATTAACAACAGCTGATAGTACTTCTGAAGATGGTGTTAACCTAGCTTCACCGTTGAGTAGTGGTAATATCTTAACTATACCAACAAATGTGTATAAAATAGCTGCAATGTACTTAACAACAACAGGTGATTTAACTGTGGCTGGAACAACAACATTAGCCAACCCCGTTGAAATAACTAGAGTCAATAGAAAAGAATGGTTATATATGAATCAAAACCCGCTTCTTAAGCCAACGCTAGCAAGACCTGTTTATCTTAATAGCCAAAACACGACTGGCTCAGGTACGGTTGATTTAGAGATACACCCTGATTCTATCATTGCTGGAGCAACTATAATACTAGATTGCTGGGAGGTACCAAGTACACCACAGTGGGCTTATGTTGTTATAGGTGAAAAAGCTTTGTATAACTCTAATTTAAGTGTTAACTTTCAGTTACATCCTTCTGAAGAAGAAACTTTAGTTACAAGAATATTGGAATTAGCTGGTATAGTTATAAGTAGACAAGATATATTAGAAGCCGCGATGAGGGACAAGCTCAGTACTATTCAACAACAAAATAATTAATTATGGGATTATTAGATAATCAAAATCAAAATCAATATTACACTTCAACAAGCGGCCAGGGAGATTACCAGTTCATAACATTGGATAATATAATAAACGCCTTTATGGTTGCTTATGTTGGGGAAGGGAAGATAATATCAAAGGTTAGTAGAACGGATGTTCAGTTTCATGCTATGAGAGCTATACAGGAGTTATCTTATGATGTGTTTAGATCTGTTAAATCACAAGAAATAGAAGTACCACCTTCTTTAACAATGATGTTACCTCAGGATTACGTTAATTATGTTAAGTTAGTTAGAATTGATGATAATGGTACTGAGAGAGTATTATATCCCACTGGAAAAACATCTAACCCGTTTGCTATAACTCAAAACGCAGATGGAGTTTATCAATATGAAGATACAGATAACGATGGAGAATTAGATAGTTTAGATGAGCAAGATTCAGGAAGTGATACTTGGAATAGTTATCAAGATTTAACATCTTCAGATGTTTACACCGATGACTCTACTGATGTTGATATTGATTATAGAGGTAGAAGATATGGATTAGACCCACAATACACACAAGCTAATGGAACTTTTTATATAGACTACAATAAAGGTTTTATACATTTTGGTTCTTCATTGTCTGGAAAAACAATAATATTAAAATACATAAGTGATGGATTAGGTACTGACGCGGAGATGGTAGCTCATAAGTTTTGTGAAGAAGCTATATACAAATGGATATCATATGGTATATTATCTACAAGATCCAATATGCCAGAGTATATTGTTCAAAGGTATAAAAAAGAAAGATTTGCTGAAACTAGAAAAGCAAAAATTAGATTATCAAATATTAAGATAGAAGAATTTACTCAAGTTCTTAAGGGAATGGGTAAACAAATAAAGTAATATCATGCCAGAAATTAAACATACTTTTACAGGCGGTAAAATGAACAAAGATCTTGATGAAAGACTTGTTCCTAATGGCGAATATAGAGATGCTAGAAATATTCAAATTAGAACAACACCAGGAGATAGTGCTGGAGAGGGAGATGCTGGAACAGCTCAAAATATTGAAGGTAACATTGAAATAGGGGCTGCACACCGTACTTATACATTTGAGGGTAAAACAAATACTGTTGTAGCTAGTATTGCTGATGAAAAAAATGATAGAGCTTATTTTTTCGTAGCAGCACCACCGCGAACACTCGCTGATATGAATGCGTCTAATATATTAGCTACAAATTTAGATCCAGTTGATACTCCAACATCAAATGTTCTATGGGTTGATAGCATAGTTGAGTTAAGTGCTACTACATCGGGTATTTTACCACAAACTGTTGTTGCTGATGTTTGGGCTGGTACAGGTTTATATGTTGATAATATTTTCACTTCAAGTTATAATGCGCTTTATCAAGTTAATGAAAACAATAACGGTAATGGTAGTTTTGCCTTTGTTATAAAACATATTGACGGTATAAGACCTGGAATGAAAATTTGGGTTAAGGATGCAAATAACACGCTGTTAACAGAATCTCCCACTAGAATAACAAGAATAGATCCACTTGTTATACAAGAAGGGCAAGTTGGAGATCAAAACAACGTTGGTGAAATTCAAGTCGATGAGAATGGGGATTCATATAAAGTTTTACATTTTGATACTATACAGCCTAATGCTTTTTATCAAGATGCAGCAGTTATAGTTTTTTGGATGGAACCAGAAGATAGGGTTTTAAATTTCCCCGTTGATCTTCCACAAGCAGGAAACGCATACATAACTGGTGTAAATATAATTGATGATTTATTATTTTGGACAGACAATAGCAGCGAACCTAAAAAAATAAATATAACAAGATGTAAAGAGGGAACAGCTAATGCGTCATCACATACTCAATTACACGTTGCTACATCTCCTTCAGATCAATCACTTGTCCCTATTAGTGATATTGAAAACACGGTAACCAGTACACTATCAGACAATATAACAGTTAACAACGATCTAAAACCTCATCACATAACGGTCTTGCGACAAGCTCCTAAGCTAGCTCCCAAACTAACGATGAGTAATACAGATAGACAATTCACAACAACAGCTTATCTAAGTAATTACGCTTTTGCCGGTGAATCATTTACTCCAAACGTGCCTATAGAAGGTAGTATTCGTGATATTGAGTTACCATATCAATGTGATTTTAGGATCGGCGATATCTTAATATTCTCAAATGACTCTAGCGGGGTCACCTTAACAGCGCAGGTAAACTCTATAATAAACAACAATCCTCAGCAAATACAAGTCTCACTATTGTCTGTTGATGAAGATTTAAATAGTTCTCACTTAACTTGGGACGTGCAACTTCAACAGAGAGATCCTTTATTTGAATTAAAATTAGGTAGATTTGCTTATAGATATAAATACGAGGATGGAGAGTACTCAACTATTTCTCCATGGTCTGAACTAGCTTTCTTACCCGGTAGCTTTAAATATACACCTAGCAAGGGATATAACGATGGCATGGTTAACAACGTTAGACAACTTACTATAAGTGGTTTTATTCCAAACAATCTCATTAGACCTCTTGACGTTAAAGCTGTAGACGTACTGTATAAAACAACAGATGATTCTAATATTTATATTGTAAAAACAATAAATAGAGAGCAAGATAGAGAGTGGGAAAATTTTGACCAAGATAATCCTGGTAATAATGAGGGTTCAATAACACTAACATCTGAAATGATTCATAAGGTGTTACCATCTGATCAAACACTTAGAGCTTGGGATAATGTTCCTAGAAAAGCTTTAGCGCAAGAAATAGTTGGTAATAGACTAGTGTATGGTAACTATACTCAAGGTTACGATATTGGGGGAGCGGTTGGACTAGAGCAAATATCTACTTCATCCACTATAACTCAAGGCACACCTATTAAATCAGTTAAATCATTGCGAAGCTATAAGTTTGGCATGGTATTTGGAGATAAATATGGTAGAGAGACCCCAGTTATAACGGGTGGTTTATCTAGTTTTCTAGACGGAAACACAACAACAACAACCGGTGATGTAACTATCGATAAAGACAAGTGTAATAAAAGCAATAAGTTTACAGTTACACAAAATTGGGACAATGAACCTGAATCTTGGTTTGACTATGTTAAGTATTATGTGAAAGAAACATCTAATGAGTACTATAATTTAGTAATGGATAGATGGTATGATGCTGAAGATGGTAATATATGGTTATCGTTCCCGTCGGTAGATAGAAACAAGGTGGACGAAGAAACATACTTGATATTAAAAAACGAACATGGCACACAAAACGCTGTATTGGAGAAAGCTAGATACAAAATAATAGCAATAGAAAGTGAAGCCCCAGAATACATAAAGATAAACGCAAGGGGAATGGGTAAAATTCCCATGAACAATATCGACGTGTATAGTGGTGGTACGTCATCAACAGGTATTCCAGATTTATTAATAGGTAAATCTATGATAAGAATGGATCCAGCCTGGTGGCAAGATCCGTTTAATGGAGGTATGTTAAGTAAAGATGATTTTCAAGGAAGAAAAATGGTTAGAGTGGTTGGTCACGTTGGGGAAAATACAGGTGACGTTCAGTATTCTCACGAGACGTCTTGGGTTAGGGTCTCTAGGATTGTTTACAACTCCGCTAATCAACCAAATGGAGTTGTTATAGCAGAAACTCTAGGGAACGAAGTTAACATGTATAGTCATTTTCAGAGTTTAGGTCTTTTCACTACTGTTGCATCTACATATGACGGTAGTGGTAATGATTTATTTTACTCTTTAGAGTTTAAAGATGAGGTGCCTGAAAATTTGCCAGAGTTTGATGGTCGATTTTTTGTAAAAATAGAGAAAGATGATGTTTTAAAGAATAGAGTTTTAAAGTCGACAATTAATGGTTTTGAAGAGATAGATAGTTATACGATATCCTACATAGAACCAGCTGAACAAAATCCAGCTAACCCAACCAACCCCGGTGAGTTTGCTAATTATGAGTGGGCAGGAGTTGGTTTTAGTTCAAGTAGCGTATTAACAGGCTTTGGTGACACGAGTTCCGATAATGCGGAGTCCACTGAAGCTTTTTGGAGTAGTTGGTACAACTCGAATGGGAATAGATTGTTTTTAGATGGAGCAAGAGGTCGCGGGATAAATTACAAGCCTCCTGGAAATGCAGATGCTTTAAATAACTATGATGATAATGGTCTAGCTAATGACGCGGCTATGTTAAAAACTATTTCAGCTAGTGGGGTTGAAGGAGATCACGAGTGGGGCGGCAACTTAAACGTGCCTATGGCTTTAGGGTCGGGTGGTGATAATTACACTGGTAATACATTAGGTACGATGACAGTTTCTCAAATTGGGAGAATGACTGATAATAATAATAATTTTAAAAATGCTTTTCAAGATATTAACACATATTTTAGATTTTCTAATGATCCAAACCCAAATGTTTACAAGGTGGTTTCAGATTCATTTCAGTTTTATGGTGAATATATAGTTTCGACCAGTGGAGAAGAGGATGATTTTGATCCGATTATAGATACATATGAAAGTACACAAAGCACCACTGATCTATACATAGATCCAGACCAAGGTGATATAGCATACCAACAGTCAGGATTACCATCATCGTCATTCAATGGAGCCAACTACAACCCAGCTCCGGACATAGTTGATAGAAGATCCTCTATTGTTATTAGGTTTCAGAAAGTTAGTGAAGACGGAACTCCTCTTACAGACGCTAATGGACTTAGAGTAGGTTTGAATCCTACAGTGTGGGATCCTAGAGGTGAATTAAAACACGACGGCTCTAATAACATTCAGCTAGTAGTATTACAACCGGTTGAGGATACTAGTTTATCCACGGATTCATTTACAACAGATAGTGCTTGCTGGGAAACTGAACCAAAAAAAGACGTTGGATTAGATATTTACCATGAAGCATCAAGTGCTATACCAATAAGGTTAAATAATAATAATATAATACCTTTTACCTCTCCAGCGTTAAAAACAAGTAAAGCCGCGAGAGTTAGCATAGAAGACTGGGACTCCACTGTAGACTATGGTAGTCCTTTTGTTAACGATGCTCACGATCAGTACGTTCAAATATACCACACGCAAGATGGTAGTGCTGTACCTATGTTAGAAAACATACCTATTGGTAGCGTTATTAATTTTACTCATCATGACGGAACGGTGACAAGTTCAACTATATTAGAGTTTTCTAGATTATCTTACTTTCCGACAAGTGATAGTTTTGGTTTTGGTGTTAGTGGTGGCACAACTAGTAATAATGTTCCTAATTTTTACCAACAAACACCATCAGAGTTTGAGGCTTTATTTGTAAGTGCCGCTGGTTTTCTTGGCGGTTATCAGTTTGTTTATTTCTCTCCAGATGCTGGAGATATTATTGAGGGAGCTGAATTAATAGCGAATCCAAACACTCCAAATGAAGTTTCTTTAGGTACTATTAATTTAATTGGCCAGTTTTCCACAAATGCTGTTATTCTTTTTAGTGTAACTGGTGATGTAAGTTCGTTAACTCCACTTGCTTATGGCGGACAAGCTGCTTCGACTTATTCCATGATGTCGTTGACTTCAACTGGATCTTCGACAGGGTGGTATAAGATAGACACTGAGGTATGGAAATACCCAGTTAAACTAGGTTGGCATAATTGTTGGGCTTTT